TCTCTGCGTCCTCCTCAAGGAAATCCTCACGCTCCACGTTTGACATTCTGTATTAGGCTATCAGGATCGCTTTAGACGGAAATACGCGAAGTGGTTTGAGAAAATTTCTATGGGAGGAATATATAGCATGAGTGCATCTTCTGAGATAATGAATCGTGTGATCAAGTATTTGGTGGAGGGTCTGTTCGTGGCTGTGGCCGCTATCTTTGTGCCCCGTCACCGTCTGCCCATGGATGAGATTCTGACTCTGGGTATCGTGGCCGCAGCTGTGTTCGCCATTCTGGATGTGGTGAGCCCCAGCATTGGCGCTACGGCACGCCAGGGCGCTGGCTTCGGTATTGGCGCCAACTTGGTGGGCTTTCCTGGCGCTCGGTTGTAAGTAAACTCACACTTTAGAATATAGAATGGAGCGCGGACTAGTAATGTTGATGCATTCTGTCATAATCGGATTCGTACTTTATTTTGTGATGGTTTTCTTCCTAAAGCAAAGCCAACCTGTCGCTGAGAATAGGTCTCTCCTGTTATCTGCTGGTATCTTGATATACATGATACTCTTTGGTCATGGATTGCCTACGAAACTAAGCAGCTCTATATAAGCTATAACCACCCACTACCATTTCGGTAAAGATTACCCAAATGGTTGTGTATAAACTACGGTAATATACGTTAGCATCGCTTCTTACGAGTAGTACGGTATTTCGGTAAATGAGTTTTCGAATAGTCCCCTGAAAAATGAACAATGAAGGTGTTTGATTTAGGGTTATGCGACTGAATATCCTCCCATGGAAGTTTATGTATGAATTTCTTGAACTTCGGTCGGATATATTTGCTGAAAGAGCCCTGTTCATATGTGGAACCGGCCCATTCTCCCGAAGTCTCCCATTTATTACCCTTTTTTGTCCAATCTTTTGGGGAATATGATGCCATCCATTTTTTCATGATTGCTCTGCCCTTAGGGTCATTCACAACTATCCAAACTCCTGCATTGAACTCAGAATCCCATATAGGAGGATCTGAAGAATAGTAAAATGATTTACCTTCTATAAGAATATCTTCAATGGGACTATTACAATCATGGACCGCTGCATCGGTGTCTAACCACATCACACCCTCGTACTTTCCCGATTCCAACAGTGTTTTAACAATTTCCACCTTCCGCCACCAAGGCGGAAGATCATAAGTCTTTTTCTCAAATATATATTCATATCCATGCTTAAGACAATAGGCGCGATTTCTTTTTACCAGGCGTCGTAGTTGTGAATCTAAAACGCGATTATCATATTGGACCAATGCCCACATCTTCTATATCTTACTATTATATTTACACTATTATGAATATTTAACAGTTTTGAAGGACTTTCCATTCTGTGTATAAAATACCGTATTTTTATGAAATATCCAACTATATGAGCTCGTGGAATACATATGTTCCTCCTCCCCGCCTAGGATATTACCAAAAACTCCCTCTCGGAACGTTCAAAGAGACAAAAGAACAGAGCACAGTTGTATCAGCCTATTACGACATGAAATCGAAATACGACCCTACCCGATACAGAGAATGGATGCGCCTCTTCCTATCTCTCCCGTTTCATCTAGTGTTTTTCACCGACGCCGAACTGGTCCCCTTTATTGAAGAGTGTCGTCAAGGCAATGATCGAACACGGATTATCGTTGTACCGCGCGAAGAATGGACCGCGAATACGGCCTTCAAACCTGGATTCTGGGAGAATCAACATTCGATTGACGTTGAAAAGAATATTCATTCCCCCGAGCTCTACAAAATCTGGTACGAAAAAAAGGAGTTTGTCAAACGAGCCATTCTACTGAACCCCTTCAACCATTCCACATTTGTATGGGCTGATGCAGCCCTTATACGAAATCGGGAGATATATGAACTTGTCAAGGATCGTTTCCCTGTAACGGAACGTATTCCTACAGATCGTATGCTTCTTTTTAACTGGTGGCCTTATGTTCGCAGCGATGATACCTATGTCGAGTTCCCAGGAGGTATTCGTATCAAAGGGCCGTATGCAAAACCACGTATTATGGGTAATATTTTGGCAGGTTCAATAGATGCTTGGAAGCGCTGGGACAGTCTATATGACAACTGTATGCAGCGTTTTATTAAGGCAGGGATCTTTGTAGGAAAAGATCAAAATATTATGGGAGTTGTGGCGATTGAGGCAAAAGAGGCAGTGTCCTTGCTCGACCTTCGAAAGATTTCCCCCGAGCCATGGTTTTATTTGATACTTTATTTGGGCGTGTCTGATGCTCTTTACAAGCTATTTCGCAGTGAAACTTCAAATAAAATCAAGGAGACATATGCAGGGCTATTGGGTCGTCGTTAATGTTTCAGAGCCCCGTGACTATATTGATGTCACGACCCGTCAAACTTAGACGCTACGAATGAACTGCCAAGCCAGGTCGGCGCAAATCTTCTCCCAGATCTTATCCTGCACATAGAGCTTATCACGATTCTTCAATAACGGAAAGCTCGACAAATATTCATCCAGCTCCAAGAGTTCGCAGAACTTATACAAAACATACGAATACGAAAGAAAGTTACTCCGATCCTTGGGACAGTTCTTCTGAAAGGACGGCTGAATCTCCTTGAACATGTAGCGCAACTTCTCCTCCACTTCGCGACTCATGACCGGCGCATTCTGCCCATTCAGACGATTAATGATATGCGGCACGTGCTCATAATACTTGTTGTATTTCAACTTCTTCAGGATCTCACGCACCTTCTGCCGAGACAGAGTCCGATAATCCAGAATACGCTCCTTCTTCAGCTCGGCGCAAATGGACTCATAGACCTCCTGTGGAATCTCTGTGCTCTCCTTGGCCTGGAACTGCGCCAGCCACTCATTAAAATGGTTAATACGCTTGTAGGCGTAATAACTGACCTCCCTGGGAGGATCCTTATAACTCGGCTTATCGGAATCGACCAACACAAACTCCTGGAACCCACACTCCGTACAAGTAAACACGGCCTCGTTCGCGCTGAAGATCATCTCCTTTCGACACTTCTCGCACTCTCCATAGGGGTCATTCTCAATCTCATTCGTCCCGCGCACATGTTCTGGGTGTACCTTCAACAAATACTGCTCCAGCAACTTGTCACGCCCCTGCGACACTCCATCCTTCTTCACGATGCGTGTAGGATCATCCGTCGCCGCTGCAGCATCAAGAGCCGCCAACACGGACCCAGGCTTTGCCTTTCCCGATTTGCGCTTCACCTCATCCCCGTTCTGAATCTTCTCCTGCATGTCATAATATTTGTACAATATATTCCCCGTGTCGAGGAAATAGTCAAAGAACTCATTGTTCCCATTCCGCTTGCCGATATCCTTCTCCAGATTCGCGATCCGTTTCTGCTTCAACTCATAATCTATTTCATCCACGGTTTCGCGACACTCCTTACGGAGTTTCTCAATATCGGCCTTTAAAGAATCAACATCACCCTCGCGTTCGAGAATATTCTGAATACGGACCCTGTGGAGCGAGTCCAGCGTAGTTCGGGCCTCAGGGTTACTACGCTTTGTGGGTCTTATTCTGAAAAACGCATCATGTGAAGCCATTCTAACTTCTCAGAGGGTGAGGGTTTAGGCTAAAACCTCTGGGTGTGTTCCGATCGAAAAAGGGAAGTCCCCGGCAAGCCCTCTGAAATAGTCCAGATTTGGGGGTAAAAATGAAGATCTCCCCGGCTTCGCTAAAATCCACCCGCCTCTTGTAAATTTATTTCTAGAGAAGGGGTATAAACAAATGACGGGTGGTGGTTTGATGCAGCTGGTGGCCTACGGAGCTCAGGATGTGTATTTGACTGGTAATCCTCAGATTACCTTCTTCAAGGTGGTGTACCGTCGCCACACCAACTTCGCCATGGAGTCCATTGAGAACCCTTTCAACGGTTCTCCTGGCTTCGGCAAGCGTGTGACCTGCACCATCCAGCGTAATGGTGACTTGATCCACCGCATGTACCTGCAGGCCACCCTGCCTCAGGTGACTCTCCAGACTGCCGATGGCTCTGGTGCCCAGTTCCGCTGGCTCAACTGGGTGGGACACAACTTGATCAAGTCCGTGGAGATTGAGATTGGTGGACAGCGTATCGACAAGCACTACGGTAACTGGATGCACATCTGGAATGAGCTCACCCAGGAGGCCGGCAAGCAGGCCGGTTACGCCAAGATGGTGGGTAACGTGCCCGTGCTGACCAACCTGCTGGTGCAGGGTGGCGAGCCTTGCGACAATGACTGCGCCGGCGGTGAGCCCAACTCCTCCAACGAGCAGGTCAACTGCGCCCCCGCCTACACTCTGTACATTCCTCTCCAGTTCTGGTTCTGCCGCAACCCTGGTCTGGCTCTGCCCCTGATTGCCCTCCAGTACCACGAGGTGCGTATCAACCTGGAGTTCAACGACCTGCGCAACCTGTGCTGGGACGTGACCCCCCAGATCACCTCCAACTACCACACCATCCGCGACCGCGTGGCCGCCGCCAACCTCCAGGCCGCTTCTCTGTACGTGGACTACATCTACCTGGACACTGACGAGCGTCGCAAGTTCGCCCAGGTGTCTCACGAGTACCTGATCGAGACCCTGCAGTTCACTGGCGCTGAGTCCATCACCTCCTCCGCCAACAAGCTCAAGCTGAACTTCAACCACCCCTGTAAGGAGCTGGTGTGGGTGGTGCAGCGCGATTCCTTCGTGTCTTGCGATGACACCGTGGTGAACGGCTGGAAGGGACAGCAGCCCTTCAACTTCTCCGACTGGTGGGACAGGTCCGTGCTGGAGTCTGGCTATTCCGTGACTCGCGTGGAGGGCATGGCCGGCAAGAACCCCGTGGTGACTGCCCTGCTGCAGCTGAACGGCCACGACCGTTTCCAGGTGCGCGAGGGACGCTATTTCAACGAGGTGCAGCCCTTCCAGCACCACACCAACATCCCCGCCACTGGTATCAACGTGTACTCCTTTGCTCTGCAGCCTGAGCAGCACCAGCCCAGCGGCACCTGCAACTTGTCTCGTATTGATAACACCACCCTGCTGCTGACTGTGTCCAACAACGCCGTGGGCACTGTGACCAGCTCCTCCGTGTACGTGTTCGCTACCAACTACAATGTGCTGCGTGTGATGTCTGGTATGGGCGGGTTGGCTTACTCTAACTAAGCGCTTTTCGTCACATTCACGTCATACTACTTGTTTTTTGTTGTTTGTCATATGTGAGCTGAAAAATAACTAAATCTGAAATAATCATTTTACTTCCCCATTTTGAATGGTAAAGTAAAATGAGACCTTGGCATAAATCTTTCAGTCGCCTGCGCTTCTAGTAGCTTTATAGGTAAAGGGGAAGAACAAGTCTTCCCCTGAACATAAAGCTTCGCGCCCAATCCACCCCGATTCCACGCTTCGCCCCCAATAGGATGGGCAAGGTACAGTACAGGACGATCGGCAAGAATACGATCGGCGGCATTCTCTTCAAAGGAATGTTGATCGAGTTCGCATTCGATACAGCCGATCTCCCAGAAGTCAAGAAACATACATGGCATTTCGCATCCGGCGCCTATCTCGCGACTTCCGTCAAAGTGGACGTATCAGGTGAGGACATTAGTGGAGTTGTCACGAAAAAGCGCGAGCTCTATCTCCACACACACCTTATGAAGCCCGGTCCCGATCAGCTCGTCCAGCACGTGAGTAAAAATGGTCTCGATAATCGCCGAGAGAATCTCCGCCTTGTCAATACCTCCACAGCGACGGTAGGGCATGCAAAGAAGAAGCGGAATGTGGAACTCCCACTCATGTGTGGGATTAAACCCGAAGATATTCCCAAACATATTTGGTATGTCCAAGCGAACGGATATCACCGTGATCGCTTCGCCATAGAGTTCAAGACGGAAGGCATTCTATGGAAATCTACGAGTTCGAAAGAAGTCAGTCTGAAGGAGAAACTCGAACAAGCTACGGCGAGACTGAAGGAGCTCTACGAAGAATATCCCCATCTC